GATCTTTTTCAAATATTGGATATGGACTTTCAAAAATTTTTAAGTATAAAAATTATGGTGATAATCTAGCATCTTTGAATGTGAATTCTTATGTAGGTGGTGATGCATATAACTATATCATTAACGGAACATATGCTACGACTTACTGTGTGATTGGTGTTGTGTCAGCTATTATTGGTAGCACATGTTTTATTGTTAATGCTATTAATAAATCTAGAGCGAATTAATTGGGCAAAAGTCCAAATTAGTTATTAGCCAATAAAATACTAAAAGCCTCTTGACTACAAAGGGGATTTTTTATTAGTATGTTTTTCAAGGCGTCAGAAACCTTACAAACAGCGGCAATTCCGCACCCGACAGCATAGCGGTTTTTTTATGCGTAAAATTCTCAGTAACCTTGTTTGTTTTATTGCCATTAAACATTCATTGCGCATAACCACATCTTATCTATGCCGAGAGGGCGGAGAATAAAATACCCGAAAGGGGAATAATCCCGGTCGACTGTTTGCGACTTCTGAACCTCTTGGCGACCCTATCAGGTCAAATTTTTTCAGAAACATCAAACAGGAGTCAGAAATGGCTAATCAAATCTCAACTCAAACAATTTCATTCAACAATCAGTCATTAATTACCGCTGAACAAAATGGCAATCACTATGTTGCTATGAAGCCTATTTGTGAAAATATCGGCATTGACTGGCGCGCGCAACGCCAAAGAATAGTGAGAGATGAAGTATTATGTTCAACTGTGGTTATCATAACCACAGTTGCAGAAGATGGGAAAAATCGTGAAATGCTATGTCTTCCTATTCAATACCTAAACGGCTGGCTATTTGGTATTGATATTAATCGTTGTAACCCAGAAATCCGTGACACATTAATCAAATACAAAAAAGAATGTTACCAAGCGTTACATGATTATTGGTTTAATGGCAAAGCAGAACGAAAAACCACGGTAGATGACCGCACAGGACTACGCAATGCTGTAAATATGTTGGTGAGCAAGAAAGGCTTAATTTATTCTGACGCTTACCATTTAATCCACCAACGCTTTAACGTGGAATCGATAGAAGATTTAACCCTTGATCAATTACCCCAAGCCGTTGAGTACGTTCATAAGATTATTCTTGAGGGCGAATTAATCACTGAGGCTGAATTGCCTAGCCGTGAAAAGAAATTCACCTTTGAATTTACCGAGTACGAATTACAACAGCTTATTTGGTTATGGTTTGCTTTCAAACGTGGTGTCGGCACATTCCAACACATTGAAAGAGCTTTTAACGCGCTAGGCTCAAATATGAGCGGGCAAATCTACGGACAGGCTTACGAATATTTAAGTGTATTACGCTCAACAAACAAAATCTTAAACCGCATTACACAAGAGTTTGAGATTGACCCAATGACAAATTGGCGAGCATTAGAACACTTGCGCAAGTTTGACCAGAAAGCTGTTAAAATCGATTTCTAAAACGACAAAAAACCGACCGAACATTTTGAATTAGTAAGGAGTATAATTATGACTGCAAGATTTATATCATTCGTTGCGAAAGTATTACTACTTTTGACAGTATGCCTAACTCCATTGTTTTTATTTACTAAGCCTTGGGGCATTTATGTATTTTCATTTTTCATGGTTGCGCTCATTGCTTGGTGTTTGTGGATTACATTTGATAGCAAACTGACAAAGCAGCAAAAAATAGATAGACTATTTGGTAATACATATTAGTCGGATTTAATTCAACAAAGCTCGCCTTTTGGCGGGCTTTTTTTATGGGATAAATTTACAAAATGGCATCTACGGTATCTGATTTATTAGTCCGCCTAGGCGTTGACGATGCAAAATTTAGAAGTGGCTTAAATGTCGCAGAGGCTCGCGCTAAAAGTTTTTCGATCCGAACTACTCAATATTTAAAAAATATCGAAAATGCCGCTAACTCGATAGAAAAAATCAATTATCGATTGTTTAATTTTTCGGTGGCTAGTGTTGGTCTTGGCACATTAAAAAACTATGTTGATGGCTATACCGAGGTAAAAAACAAACTCGCGCTAGTTGAGAGTGCATCATTTAGTAGTCAGCGCGGGTTACAGTCACTCTTTGATATATCATTAAAGACCAACCAGAGCTTAGAGGCGACATCAAGTATTTATCAACGTTTTGCGCAAAATGCACAAGCATTGGGAATAAATCAAGCTCGTGTTGCTAGTCTAACGGAGACTGTCTCTAAAGCTGTTGCTATCTCCGGTGCAAGTGCGGAATCAGCACAAGCGGCCTTAATGCAGTTTGGGCAATCCTTGGCAAGTGGCGTTTTCCGTGGGCAGGAATTTAACTCAGTGATGGAACAAACGCCAGGTCTTGCTCAAGCAATGGCTAAAGGGCTTGGTGTATCAGTTGGTGAGTTGCGTAACATGGCTAATGCCGGCAAGCTCACAATGGATGTCATTATCCCTGCTCTTGAGCGTGTAAAAGGCAGTGTTGATGAGCAATTTAATACACGTGTCGTTACAATTGGGATGGCGTTCGAAAACCTACGTACATCTACTACAAAATGGATTGGTGAGTTAGATCAAGCCACCGGCACAAGTCAGGGATTTGCTACGGTAATCAGCGGCATGGCGGATCATTTAACCGTTGCGACAAGTGCGCTTGGTGGATTTGCTGCCGTCTTGAGTATAAACAAGTTACGCGCATTTATTGCTGCCGGTAACGAGCAAGCTGCATTGGCAATTAATGTTGCTCGTGCAGAAAATGTAAAAACTGCCGCACTACGCGAACAAGCACAGGCGGAAATGAGTTTAATCCAAATCAAACTCACCCACGCACGCACCGAATCTGAACTGTTAGCAATCCAACAACAAGCCGAAGTGCAATCCCGAAAATTGACGGCAGCAATCATGGCTGAATCTAATGCACGGCGCAATCTTGATCTTGTAACAAAACGTGCTACCGCTGGCGGAAGATTGTTTAGCAATGCCCTTGGTTTTGTTGGTGGCCCGATTGGATTAGTAACAATCGGACTCACAGCGGCTGCCGGCGCTCTAATTGAATACCGCCAAAAAACGGAACAAGCGAAACAAGAATCTTTGGCTTTTGCTGACTCGTTAGACGTTACAGGCGAATCACTGCGCACCGTGACGGCAGATATGCTGTCATCAATGCGCACTAAACTTGAGCGATCTATTGAGACGCAAAGAGGGGTAATTGCAGAGTTAAAAGCGGAAACCTCCCGACTTGAGCGACAAGTCAAAATCCAAGCCAAGGGGATGGAGTCGCAGGGGTTACAAAACAATCAGTATGCGATTGAGCGCTACAAAAAACTGATTGGCGACTTGTCGATCAAGAAAGGCGAACTGGCAATCGCCAACGAAAAACTTGAAAAATCAGAGCGTGATTTAGCGGCTATTGATTCCGGAAAATCTATCGCCGAATTTAACACTAAACTAAAAGAATTATTGCCAACAGTTGATTTATCAAAAATTAATATTGATAAATTAGGGCTATCTGTTGAGGATTTTAACCGTTTAGTCCCTAGTGCAGAAAGTGGTGCGAATAGCATCTCAAGCGCTGTACAGCGTATGGGTGCAATGGCGCTTATTGTTGCGGGTAACTTTGACGCGCTGGGGTTATCTGTTAAAAACGCATTGAGTGATAAAGCTCAAAAGATTATTGATCGAAACAATCGTCAGATCGCCATTCGCAATGAAAAAGACCCAAAAAAGAAACGCAGACTAGAGGCTGAGGATCAGGCTATTAATAGCGGATTTAACCCGACCGATGGCGATTTCTCTGCGGTCGCAGACTCTTTTTACAATGCGCTGGGTGTAAAAGATGGGAAAAGTGGAGGTAAAAGCGAGCGAGCTAGAGATAGTTGGCTGAGTTTTTACGATGAGATCCGTAAGAAAAGTAGCTCTAGTCTTGGAGAGATTGAGTTAGAACAAGCGAGAATGTTTCAGCGCCTGGAAGAACATCATAAAAAAGGTGTTGTAACGTATCAGGAATATGAAACAGCAAAAACAGCTATTGCTGAACGTTTTGCTCGTCAACGGTTGGAGTTAGCCGGTAAATACGCCCCGGAGAAATTGCTGAAAGCAAACCTGAATGATGACTTAAGATCTATCCAGGAGCTTTATAGCACAGGGCAACTTAATCAAACTGATGCCACCAAGGCAAAACAACGTGCGCAATTTGATTATGCGCAAGGGGTGTCACAAAACGCCGTAGATCCGTTATCTCAATTCCGCGCACAATTCGATCCAAATCAGGAGATCGAAAACCAGCGAACTAGAGATTTAGCGTTACTTGATGCAATGCAAAGCGGTAATGAGCAGAAATTATTGTCGGAGGAGGAATATCAAAAACGCCGACAACAAATCATGGATAGATATGATAATCAACGCCGCCAATCGGAGTTAGATTATTATGGACAATCCGCCCAAATGATGAGTAGCGCATTCGATACTATGGCCGGCGTAATGGAAAATGCGGCTGGTAAGCAATCAGGCATTTATAAAGCGATGTTTGTGGCATCTAAAGCATTCGCTATTGCTGAGTCAGTTATTAAGATTCAACAAGGTATTGCTAATGCATCATCCTTGCCATTCCCATCAAACTTAGCTGCAATGGCAAGTGTTGCGGCATCAACTGCAAATATTGTCTCTACAATCCAAAGTGTAAGTATGAAATTTGCTACCGGCGGTCATGTCCAAGGGCCTGGAACCGGAACAAGCGACTCAATCCCGGCTTGGTTATCCAATAACGAGTTTGTGATGACATCTCGGACTGTGGATCACTACGGTGTCGGTTTTATGAACGCACTAAATCAACGCAGACTGCCAAAATTTGCCAATGGTGGACGGGTTGGCGGAGGCGGCTCATCGAGTTATCCCGGCATACTGTCGAATCATGGTGGTGGCGATATGAACAATGACATCACAATCACTATCCACATCGACAACAATGGCAACGAAGAAACAACCACTGAACAAAAGGCGCAACGAGGCAAAGAGCTCAGTGACTTGATTACTGGGAAAGTGGTGGAAGTTTTACAAAAAGAACGCCGTCCAGGCGGATTATTAGCGTAGGTGAATTATGACAATTAAAACTTTGCCTTGGTGCCCAATGCCAGGATATACCGTGGAAAATGAACCGCGCCGAAAAGTTACTCAATTCGGAGATGGTTACAGTCAGCGAATGGTTGATGGATTAAACCCTCTATTGCGGAAGTACAACATGACGTACAAGCTAAATCATAAAAGTGCGGTCGAATTAGACCGCTTTTTTATTGAGCATTGTGGTATTAAGGCATTTTTATTTCGCGAATATGAAAACGGTGAGTTAATCAAGGCTGTTTGTCCAAAATGGTCTAAAACGGTAACCAAGAGACACACAGAAATTAACTGCACATTCGAAGAGGTTGTTTGATGCCTAAACCACTACCAACAGAAATGCGCTCAGACCTATTTAAACTTGAGCAAGGCGCATTATTAGAGCTGTGGGAAATTGACTTACGCCATATCTCTAGCAGTGCCGATCCTGATGTTAAAGGCGAGATCTACCGTTTTCACAATGGTGTAAGCCAAACCCGTACAAATATTTGGTGGCAAGGTAAAGAGTACCAAGCCTACCCAATAAAAGCAGACGGTTTTGAGATTAGCGGGCAAGGGCCAAGTAACCGCCCTACTCTCGCAGTCTCAAACCTTTACGGATTGGTGACAGGTATTGTGGCGCACTTTGGACAAGGTGTTGGCGGCAAGGTAACACGCCATCTTGTGCCGGCGGAATATTTGGATGCCAAAAACTTTCCGGGCGGTGTAAATCCAACAGCAGACCCGAGACAAGAAAGCGTAAGTTACTACATCATTGAGCAATTAAAATCACTTGATGATGAGCGTGCCGTTTTTGAGTTGGCATCACCGGCTGAAACAGATAATGCAAAAATCCCGTTATTAATGATTACCTCCGATACTTGTATTTGGCAATATCGCTCGCCCGAGTGCGGTTATACCGGTGGACCGGTGGCGGATGAGTTTGATAATCCAACGATTGACAAAAAAAAGGATAAATGCTCGCACTGTATAAAAGGTTGCAAATTGCGCTTTGGTGATGATGCAGTTTTACCTTTTGGGGGATTCCCGAGCACGACACAATACGGTAACTAATCATGATTGATGACAAGTTAAAACAAGAGATATTGGCGCATGCCGAACAATGCAAACCGCAGGAATCTTGCGGTTTTGTTGTTTTTAACGGTCAGCAAAATATCTATATCCCGTGCGTCAACGTATCGTCCGACCCAATCAATTATTTCGAGATTGCACCGGAAGAATTTATCGCGGCGGAAGATGTTGGGGAGATTGTCGCCCTCGTTCACTCTCACCCCGACAGCGCCGAGGGGAAAGGTTTGCCCTACCTCTCAACAGCCGACCGTGAATGCCAAGTGCGGTTAGATTTGGATTTTTGGCTTGTAGTTGGTGGAGAGATTAAGCAATTTCGCAACATCCCACCGCTACTCGGGCGGCAGTTTGAAAACAACAAACAAGACTGCCGAAATATCTTGCTTGACTGCTATATGCTTGCGGGTGCTGATTTTCCTGATGATGTCGAATATCCGTTTAACTGGTTTGAGCAAAAAAATCTGTATGAGGATAACTTACTGCGGTTTGGCTTTTACAAGCTCATGCAAGAAGACGATATCCAGCTTGGCGATGTGGTGATGATCCAAGTCGGGGCGAATGTGGCAAATCACGCTGGGATTTATCTCGGTAATCAAACGATATTACATCACAGCCAAGATCGGCTATCTGCTCGCGTGCCTTACGGTGGATTTTGGCTCAACAATACGCACTCAATATGGAGATTTAAAGATTGGTACAAGTTAAATTTTACGGCAGTCTTAAACGATTTGCAGATGAGCCGTTAGAGCTTGATGTTAGCAACTTTAAAGAGTTGATGAGTGGATTACTAACGCAAATTAAAGGATTGCGACAACACTTACGGCACGGCTATTACAAGGTGCGCGTTGGCAGTAAATATCTATCCGAGGATCAACTTAAAACCAACCCTATCATTGATTTAAAAGATGGTTGCACGGTGCATTTTACCCCGGTTATTGCCGGGGCTGGTAAAGCTGGCGGAGTATTACAAGTTGTCGCAGGCATAGTGATTATTGCTATTGCTTGGTGGAACCCGTTTGGATGGACTGCTGGAACTGCTTTGATGTTTGGCGCGATGGGGGCGTCCATGGCTTTATCTGGTGCTATAACCTTATTAGCCAAGGCGCCTGACATGAACAACAAATATGACGAGGGCGAAAAGAAACAAAGTACCTCGTTTAGCAACATCCGGAACTTAACACCGCAAGGGAGACCTATCCCGTTATTGTACGGCAAGATGCTGACAAGTTTTGTCCTGATCTCACAAGGTATTGAGACATTTGACGACTTGCCATCACCGACCAAACCGGAAGAAAGAAAACGGACTGGGCTAGGCAGAAAACGCAGTTAAATTTGACCGCACTTTAAAGAGTGCGGTTTTTGTTTTTTAAGAGGATTGATTTATGGGCGGTAGTTCAGGCGGCGGTGGACATACACCAAGAGAGGCAGCGGACTCGCTTTTGTCATCACAGAGATTAAGAGCAATCGGCTTAATCTCACTTGGCCCAATTAAAGGCTCTGTCAACTGGTGGAAATCGACTTATTTTGATAACACGCCAATCCAAAACGAGAGCGGCGTTGATGATAAGGATGAGGATAGCTTTAACTTTAAAAATATTGAGGTGCAATACACGCTAGGCACGCAAGATCAGCCGGTATTAAAAGGCTTTGAGGGCTCGGAGCGTGAAGTGTCTGTCGGCACCGAGGTTAAAAAGCAACACCCTATTACACGCTCAGTCATCGATCCTGATGTCACTCGTTTACGCTTAACTATTGGCGTTAATGCGCTACTTAGTCAAAACGATCAAGGCGACACAAACGAGACCGCAGTCAATTTCCGTGTGCTGATTAATGGACAAGCGCGCGGCGCATACGAGATTTACGGTAAATCATCATCTCGTTTTTACCGCAATTACATTATTGACGATTTGCCACCAAGACCATTTACAGTCACGGTGGAGCGCATCACCGATGACAGCAAATCCCAGCGCTTACAAAATGCGACTCATTGGGTAAGTTATACAGAGATAATCGACACCAAGCTCAATTATCCAAACATGGCACTGGTCGGCATTAAAGCCGACTCTCGCTATACGCCCAATTTTCCAAACGTAAACTTTTTGCTTTACGGGCGGATCATTAAAATCCCGTCAACGTACGATCCGGAAAACCGCACCTATGCTAACGGAATTTGGAAAGGCGATTGGAAGTTAGGCTGGACGAATAACCCGGCATGGATTTTTTACGACTTAATCACCAATAAATTAGCCGGCTTAGGCCTGCGCATTGGGGATTACGGGATTGATAAATTCCAACTTTATGAGATCGCAAAATATTGCGATGAGTTGGTAGATGACGGTTACGGCGGCAAAGAGCCTCGCATGGTATCTAACTTATGGATCACCGAGCAACGTGAGGCATACAACGTACTGTCTGACATGGCATCCGTTTTCCGGGCGATCGCCGTTTGGGATGGCACGCAGTTTACCGCAATCCAAGACAGACCGGCTGATCCTGTTTGCTTGTACTCTCAATCAAATGTAAAAGACGGCAAATTTACCCGTCAATACGCCGCAGGTAAGGCTATTTTTACCGCTGTCGAGGTTGAGTATGCGGACGAGCGCAACATGTATCAAAAAGCGATTGAATACGTTGCTGACGATAGCATGATTGCCCGTTACGGCTACAACGTCAAAAAAATGACGGCGTTTGGCTGTACAAGCCGAGGGCAAGCGCACAGATACGGCAAATGGGTATTGGAGACATCCCGTCTTGAGCAATGCACGATTACATTTACTGTTGGCCGCCAAGGTTTGATGCACTTACCCGGTGACATTATCGAAGTTGCCGACAATAGCTATGCCGGGCAAGTGATTGGCGGACGTGTTATTGCTGTTAATGGCAGACAAGTTACGTTAGATCGGGCGGTCGAAATCACCGAAAACAGTCACTTGAGCTATCTCAATGCCGATTACCAACTAACCAAAATCAAAGTCATTAGCGCGCAAGGTGCGGTTATAACACTAGACACCGCACCGGACGGGTTGAATGAATATGATAACTGGGTGCTAAAAACACCTAAGGTATCAACGCAACTCTACCGCGCTCTTGGTATCTCCGAAAATGATGATGGCAGTTATACCATCACCGCATTGCAGCACGAGCCGCAAAAAGAGGGCATTGTTGATGGTAGTGCGAGCTTTGATCAGCGCACATACTCAACGATACAAAAACCAAAGATTGGACATATTGGAGTTACTACGACATCTGACGGTGGCGTGACTGTTAACTCCGATGTAAGTAGTGGGCAAGGTATTGTTAAATATGACATCCGCGTTTACAAAAACGGGGCATTGTATAACTCATACTTAAACCAAGACACTCCTAACATCTCATCTGGCAACCTATCCAATGGCGACTACTCTATTGTAATACAAGCCAAAGACCAGGACGGACGGCTACTCGATGAAAAAACCGAGAGTTTTACTATCGATAAGCCACCGGTGCCGACCGGAGTAAGATTTAGCGGAGGTTTGGGCACAATTACGATCGAGTGGGATTGGGTTGATGGCTCGGCAACAGAAATCTTTGTTGCAGACGTTGATGACATCACAAAAGCTACTCGAATTGCAAAAGTGACCGCAAGAACGTTTACGCACGAGGTCGGCGGAAAGCAGGTGCGCTATTACTGGTTGAGACACACCAAGGGCGTTAATGTTGGCCAATTTTATCAACAAACAGGATTGCGTGCGGAAAGCTCGGTTGATATTGATGCCGAGTTAAAACTACTCAATGATGAGCTTAAAAAAACGTTGCAAGGTAGTTTTGAGGCGATTGTCGAGGTTAATAACAAGACATACTCTCCCTACATCAACATTGGCAAATACATCTACCACTCGGACAAAAATCAATTTTTTGTTTGGGACGGTGCGAAATATGAGCCAGTTGCCGTGGAAGCGGAAAAAATTGTTGGGAAACTTACGGCAATGCAGATTGCGACAAACGCAATCCAAGCAAATCACCTTGCCGCAAACTCTGTCACCACCGCAAAAATTGCAACAGGCGCGGTAACGGCAAACGAAATCGCAACCGGTGCGGTTGGAGCTAAACACGTTGCAACAGAATCACTTGACGCAAGACATATTGCCACCAAGTCATTAACAGCCAATCTGCTTAATGTTGACTCTCTATCTGCGGTGAGCTCGGATTTGGGCAGCGTTACTGCCGGCTCGCTTAAAATCGGCAAGCTAAACGGCAATTTTGGCACGATGTTTGAGGTGCAAAGCACTGGCGGGTTTAGATTGATTGCACGAGATGCAACCGGTGGCATTGAGCTAAACAGCGCAACAAGAGCATTGCACGTTTGGGAAGGCGGAACAGAGTCTGTACGAGTGGGTAAATTATCCTAAGGAGATTTATGTATTACATAGATGAGCCTGTACCGATTGAAAAATCGTTTACAGAAAAACCTATTTGCGCCTGGCATATTGCCGGGCGTTTGACTATTGATTACATCAATAAAAATACAACAATCGAGCTTATAAGTTGGGGCAGTAAGCAATCCTTTTTGGAGCGCGGGGAATCACTAGTTACATTTTTGACAGTCAATGATTGCCCAAGATTTAGTGTCGATCCGAGCTTGTTTGCGTTACGCGCATTGACAGCCGTAGAGGGGTCGCCGTTTTATCGCAAAGAGGTTAAATGTGATTACGACATAGATCACGTTTCTCAAGTTTGGCAGGAGTGATTATGGGCGGCTATGGGTTGATGACGCTTATCAATAATGAGCCATATTTTCACACCGGCAACTCAAACACGGTGTGCCTTGGGTTTATTGACATCCGAGGGAGTGGATCTTTTAAAGTTACGGACATAGGAGCCGTTATACCTGATGATAAGTCATTTTGGTATTTTCCGACTTGCTTACAAGTAACCGAGCCGCTCCCCGACACTGAGATTTTAGCAATTATCCAAGATAACAAAGTTATCGGTTTCCAATGGGGGCACTTTTCGAGAGCTGCGCTCGGGGCGGTTGGAAATGAAAATAATCGCGGGATAAGGGTTTATTATGGCTACTACTAGTGGGATCAAAATAAATAATACCGTATTAACGGCAAATAATTTATTTAAATTTATCACAGTTATTGATGTCGATATTGACGGCAATATTTATATCCCAATACGCGTTACTGTTGATAATGAGCAAGAAATATTTGAGCGGTGGAAATCATTAAAAAAATTGGTAAATAAAGGATATTTAGGTGCTAAAAATTATGTAAAATTTTATACCGATATTGTTTTACCAAATCTGCCACGAAGTGTTACAGACGATTGGAATGATGGTGATGAGGTTATTACTTGGTTAAATCTTAAAGATTTCCCATTATTTAAACTAAATAAATTAAATTATCAAAATGAATTTACA